AATCATCTACCCATTCGTCTAGTTCATCCATTTTGTCAATGGTTGCTTCTAGTAAACGTTCCTGAATACTTGGAATGTATTTTACTTTTTTAGTAGATTCTTCAGCTTTTTTAATATCTACAATTTGCTTACCTTCTGCGGCAAGCGACAGTATCCAAGTGTCCAACTTACCAACGTAATCTGGATGTACATTTTCTGGAGCATTTTGTGCATAGTGTACAGCAGTTGCCCAGTGGCTTTTGCCTCCAACTTTCCAATCAGGAAGTTTATTAATTGCTGCTAGGGTTTGCTTATCATAGTTTTGCTTAATATAATCTTTAACTTTATTAAGCCATTCTTTAGATTCCATCATATAGTGTATCTGATACTGCGCATGATGCCAGTTGTCCAGTGGAACAGTTTCCCATACACTAATCCGACGAGTGGCACGTGGTTGCTTCTTTTTACTCTTTGTTGCTGATTTAGCCATGATAGTTTCCTAACAGTTGTTGTTACTTATAAACGATATACTATTTTAGAACCTTTGTCAAGCCATAAATATACATATGCCAAGATTAAGTTTATATAAACCGACCAAAACTAACGATTTTCACTTTATGGATCGACAGATCCGTGAGCAATTTTGGATTGGCGGTACCGGAGTTAACGTACACAAGTATGTTGGACCCGCAGCACAGCCTGACCAAAATGATCCGTCACAGCCTAACTACATTGAAGGCCGTGAGGTAGATCCGCTCAGTGGAGAGTTTGTCAATATTGACAGCATCATCAATGAGACAAAGATACAAGATTTACTGTTCTTGGAAAATAGAGATAGAAAATACGATCCAGACATATATGACTTACGTGGCATATATAATGTTCAGGACAACGATTTTGATTTAACACAGTTTGGCATGTTTTTAGCAAACGATCAATTTTATATGACATTTCATATTAACGACATGGTTGCGTTGCTTGGAAGAAAACTGTTGCCTGGCGATGTACTAGAACTGCCGCATTTACGTGATGACCTACTATTAGATGCTGGAAAAGCACCTATAAACAAATACTATGTAGTTTCAGACGGTAACCGTGGTGCTGAAGGATTTAGTCAAACTTGGTATTCACATATTTGGAGAGTTAAACTTAATCCACTTACAGACAGCCAAGAGTTCAATGACATACTTGGAAATGCTGCTGACAAATCTACGCTTAACTATGACATCAGTACGTACAAAAGTGAGTTTAACATCAGCGATGCGATTGTTGCGAGTGCTGCTCAAGATGATCCAGATGGATCAAGTCTATTAGATCATCTATATGGATTTGAACACGCAACTGCTGGTGGTGTTGTAGTACAAGACGACACATACGATCATGGTGAAACTATTGCTAGTGGTACTAGCTTTCCAGCAACACCAAACGAAGGCGAATATTTTATTAGAACAGACTTTACTCCAAACCGTATGTTTGTCCGTCGTGGTTCAAAATGGAATAGAAATTATGATAATGTAACTGAAAAGACTTGGGTGGACCGTACATATAACGCAAGTGATTATATTACTGAAAACGGTAAGACAATGGTAAACGATAAAGAATTTAATACAAAGCAAGCAATTAGTGACGTTATACCACTGCAGGCTGATAATGGGGATAACACATGAGTAACATAACAGCCGTACCATACTTTTATGACAAGCAATTTAGACGCTACATTCAACAGTTTATTCGTTTGTTTTCTGGGTTCCAGTATGTAAAGGGATATACTGACCAAGGCGAGCCAGTGTATCATACAACACCTGTTCGTTATGGTGACATTAGTCGTATGGCTGCTCATATTATGAGAGAAAATAGTGAAAATACTATGAGTACTGTTCCATTTGTTAGTTGTTACGTAACTGACTTGCAACCAGATGTAAAAAACAGAGTATATCCGCAGTTTGAAGAAAAAATGAGTGTAATTGAAAAAGCATATAATTCAGAAACACTTAGTTATGAAAACCGTCAAGGTAGTGTGTATACTGTAGAGCGTCATATGCCAGTGCCATACACATTGAGAATGCAAGCAGATATATGGACAAGTAACACAGAGCAAAAAATGCAATTGATGGAGCAAATACTAGTATTGTTTAATCCTAGTCTTAATATCCACACCACTAACAATCCATTGGATTGGAGTAGTTTAAGTGTTGTTGAGCTTTTAAATACCCAATGGACAAACCGTAGTATCCCACAAGGTACTGATGATATTATTGATATTAGCAGCTTGCAATTTGAAATGCCAATACTAATTAACCCACCAGCAAAAGTATCCAAGAATAGTATGATCCATACTATTATTACCAATTTACATGAAGTTGCGACTGGTGATGCTGATAGTATTAAAGTACTAAGTGACATCAATGCTATCACAACCAGTTATACGGTTACTGCCCCAAACAATAAAGTAAAATTAAGTATTACTGATGGTGGTGCGGCAACTGCGCAAATATTAGGCCACAATGGTGCTGTTGAAGCTGGATTGACTTGGGAAACATTATTTAAGCAGTATGGCGCAGAACTTAGGCCTAATGTAAGTCAAATAAGGTTCAAGCAAACTGACGATCCTGGAGATATGACTACTGATATTATTGGTACAATTAGCGGCGATGTGACTACAACAACATTAAATGTGACAATAGATATAAACACTGTACCAGGAGACACACAGCCCGCAGTAGACACAGTAATTGATCCACAGATAAATTATCCTGGCGACGGTACACTAACAGCCGCAACCAATGGTGACCGTTATCTTGTACTTGATGAAGTACCTAGTGGTGGTGCTTGGGGTACTATATCTGCTAATAAGAATGACATTATTAGCTATAATGGTACTACATGGAGTGTTAGTTTTGACGCCAGCAGTAATGCTGCGTATACACACTATACAACTAATACAACGACTATGGATAAACTAAAATGGAATGGCGTCCAATGGGTCAACGCATATGAAGGCACATATAACAGTGGCTTCTGGAGAGTGTACCTGTAATGCTAGTAGCAAGCGGTTGCTGTTTTCTATCACTTAGTACTGGGCGCATTATGCTACAACAGCGTAGTCAATTAGTATCACATCCACTTACTTGGAGTTTTTGGGGTGGCAAGGCTGAAAAGAAAGAGCGTCCTATTGAGACTCTATTACGTGAATGTCGTGAAGAGATGGGCGAGTTGCCTGATATTGAAAAAGTTTATCCCATACACACATTTTTAAGTGAAGATAACAAATTTACGTATCATACATTTTGTATTTCTGTTTTTGAGGAATTTATTCCTGTAACCAATGACGAAAGCGCAGGATATGCTTGGGTACAAATGGGCGCATGGCCTAAGCCACTACACCGTGGTGCTCGTGTGGTACTTGAGAAACCAGATATGTCTGACAAAATTGTATCTATATGGGAAAGACAACGCTATAAAGAAGACTTGCCAAATTGGCTTGATAGTTTCTGATACTCATCACTATCTTTTCCATAAATTTTCTTAATACGTCCAATACGTTTTTTTGATACATGAAGGGTTTCATCTGATGATTTTTTATTCCATTCAGTAAACTGTTTTAGTATGTGATTCCAATTAATAAAAGTATCATAATCAAAATCTGGATTCAATATATCAATTTCAGCTTGTTGTACACCAGCCTTAATTAAATCATTTACCCTTGAAGGCTGTAACCCAGTATACGCTCCAAGAATTTTATTTTTCTTCTTTTTAATATCAGTATCATCACTATACTGTACATATAAGCATGTGTGATACGCATTCGCCCATGCTTTAAATGGATCTACTGTGTCATTGATATGTCCAATTGGTATTATTGAAGTTTTTATAATTTTTGATTTAATAGATTCCTCAATTTTATTTGGCACTAATTCTCCACTAAGTGGATCAATGATAAAAGGTTCAGCTTCCGAATTTAATCCTCGGCTTACTAACTTCTTAATATAATCTATTTTAACTAATGAAACTGAATCATCAGCATA